ATCTACTGCACGATTCACTTGTATGCTTGTTATATTTGCATCTGGAATCGAATGCATTGTAACACCACCAGCTGGCTGATTGCCGCTGCGGTCTTTTACAGCATATTTTCGTGGCTTCCAATCCTTAGTTTCCGTTCCCTTAAAATCTAATGTATAGTACACTTTAGCGGAAAAATCCGTAACATTAACCCGTCCTGCATATCCTCCAGAATTTGCTGTAGCCAATCTGTCAAATTTAAAATTTGATGTCAGGCTTAATATACGCCGGCGCTCTTTATCAGTATATGCTTGAGTTCCTGGCGTGCCAGCCTCATTAAAGGCTTGAAAATTATACGTAGCGATATAGGGTGCGGTGCTCAATGTTTTCCATGATGACAGTAATATTGTATTTGGTTTGGTAATATCGTTATGAATAAAAAAGGGTGAACCATTTTCTTCAAAGCATCTTGACCGCAGCCATTCTGCAGCTTTAAGTGGCCGCTGAATATTAATAATTCCTTTAAATTTTATATAAGGATCACCGGCTAAAACAAAGTCCTTTATACCCAAATCCTCTTTAAATATTGTTTCAATATTTTTATCGAGTGATATGCCATCGTTTAGCGGCCGACAAATGTTCATTAAACTACTACGATAAGCAAATTCAGAAATTGCCAGCATTGTGTAGAATTGGATGTTTGGAAAGTCAAGTGTTCGAGTTAGTGTTGGATATTCCTTTATAAAAAATATCTGCTTTATTGTATCTCCGTCCGTACCAACGGGTTCTATAATAATTTCGAGTCGCTCTTGACCACAAATTTTAAAAGCTTTTGATGACAACAAACTTTCGTTATCTCGTAAAGATGCTGAAAACGTAACGACTGGAGAGGACAACTCAGTTGTTATAGTATAGGAATCAACTATACGTTTAATATCGACTTCAGCGTCTGCTCCATCTTCACTAAACCCAAACAATTGCATTCGCAATACTTTAAATGCGCCAGGTGTTGTAATGCCATCTGAGCCGACATATCCAGTCTTAGGAACATTTTTGCTTATTGTCTTTTCTGCCGTCGCCATAGTTTAAGTAGATTTATTAATTAATGCATCAAAATATTTATCAGCGAAATCGAGTATGGAATCTTTGCGTGCTACACGTATTGACCGCTTGGCATCATTAATTTCAGTTTCATACTCGAAAAACGATTTATATTTTGGCTCAATAACATTTACATTTGTTAAGACATCATAAGCTGTCAATGTTTCTTGATTGTCAGCTGAATAATATTCATACGCAGCATTCCTGGCGTCAGGCCAACAAAATGTTGGTCGTGCAGAGTGTAAATATTTATCAGAGATATAGTTTTGCTTTATGCTCATACGACCAGCCGTCGGCGTGGCGGTGGGAATATCGGGTGCGCCGTCATAATCATATTTTGTAATGTTTTGATATACTGCGTCAATCCATTCTGCCTTTAACGCAGCAGCATCAGTATCTTCCTGAGAATCATCCCACTCTATAGTGTATTTCGCCCCAGCCTCTTTAATGAAAGCGGCTGTTACAGCCGCTGATTGAATTCGCGCGCCGTCAACAACTTTATAAATGTCGCTTAGTATAAGTTGATGACGGCGCGAATCATATTTTACAATTTTAGATTTATGATTGGCAATACATAAATTTATGTATTTTAAGTATTTTGTGTCTAATGGTATACACGAAATATCAAGGCGGGGCTTATTGTTTAATTCCTCCGTGGGATCTTTAATTGGTAATAAGGAGAGCACTGAATATTTGCCATACTCTCGTTCAATCATATTTTGCAAGTTATTTTCTGATAGCGGCCAGGCAGCAAGCAGGCCTTCTCGTAAAGAATTATTTAATATAAAGAATGTCCAATAATAATCTATGGTACCGTACAGTTTATATGAAATAATATCAGGTCTATCACCATCGAGTATATTGTAATATGTATAGGCTAACAGGTCATCCAATGACTTGTCTATATTTAATATTACCGCGCGTGAGATGTTAGTAAGTTCATAGGTAGAACCATCTAATTCGAGGTCATAGTTTATTTTAGGATATTTGGAAAAAAACTTTGGCATATACTATTTGTTATTGTAGGTATTTTTAAGCGTATTATATGTAAACACAGCAGTTACTTTTTGTATTCCAGATTCCTCTGCTCCAAGCTCAATTGCGTTAACACTTATCGGATACGCTTTTTCTAACTGTGCGGTATAGATAACCCGGTTGCTCTCGTCTAATTGGTTAATTCTAATATCTCGTTTATATGAATTTTCGTTAAGTGCCAATAAATACGTATTTTCGTTTATTATAGCTTTCATCCATTCATCTAAAATACGTTTAACTATATAGTTGTTTGTTAGATTAAATACAATTGTAACGTCGTCTTGTGTAAAACCAACAGGTATTTTTGTCGGGCAGCGGGTGCCGTTATCATAGTCTATCGTGGTTATTTGTTTTCCAGGCAAGGTTACACTTTCACATAACGCCGAAAGATCGCGTGGATCAGCAGTAGTTTTACCCGGGACAGCTAAGATTTCTATCGAAAATCTATTAGTGCGCGCAAACCCTCCGTTTTGTAGTATTGCTGCCTTAAAATCTTTTATTGATGATGACATATCTTTAGATTAATCCGCGGGCTTTTGCCCAAATTTTATTTTTATCTGATCCGACAAATGATTCTGTTGGCAAAAAGAGCGCAATCTCCCATTCATTTGGTAAAACCTCGACTGTCTTTGATGAAATGTGGGCATACAAATATCGTTTAAAGCATGGAGCGTATGCACGAAGCTTTGCGGCAGAACTTAACAAACCGTATGACAGTCTAAATCGCGTAGTCTCATCATATTTTTTATTATTTGTAAAGTCATACAGACGATCAAAAAACATTGCGCGTTGTCTAGGCGGCAAATAATGTAAATTTAAACCGTAAAACCCGCCCTTAGCTGGCCCTACCATAAGTATGAGGGGAAATTTATCATAGTACGGCAAAGTTTCTTTGTGCTTAGGGTCATACAAATACATAAACATACGACCAATAAGCGGTCGAGATCTAGCGACTAGACTGCTGTCTGCTAATACTTTAGACGGGTTAACCCCAGTAAGAGTTCTTATTTTTCTATAGAACCAGTCTCTAGACTGCTTTGTGCGAGGCAACAGGCCCAAGTTTTCAACTTGAGTCTGGATTTTAGAAAAAAGAGCTGCCATATATCTATTTATAACCTAAAATTCAAGTTAATAACTTAATGCCTAACCCCTTAAGAGTGTCTTCTGTCCAGACTTCAAATACCCAACCTTTATCAGCGCAATATTCCGTAGCCGCTTCCCATTTTGATATATTTTTTGCGTATGTCATTACCTCAGTAATGTATGCGCGTGTCTTATGAGCACGCACACGTGGTTCCTTTGTTTGTTTTTTAGGCTTTATTTCAATTAGATATGTTCGGCCGTCAGCAAATATAATTTTAAGATCTACAAAATATCTGTGAGGCTTGCCATCAGATCTGCATCGATATGGTATGACAATTTCTTCACTGCTCCACTTTAGAACTTCAGCTGTGTCATCACACCATCTAAACACTTGACGTTCCCATAGTGAACGATACACTACAGCTGAAGCGTCTCCGTCATATTTTGCGCGGTGTTTTACTGGATATTTACCACGATAATAGCGTCCTTTTGGCATATAAATACTTATATGGCCTCCTATAAATTTCCAGCAGACATAAATACTAGCCGTCCAGTAATAGTTTTTCAATGTCTTAGTGTTGGTGGACCACAAATCGTGTTGCCAGCCCCAGGGTCTTTACAATTCAGCGATGCAGCTACATACAACGATGTTGAATTAGGCATTCGAGGAGCAATGACTGCGCAGGCCGCGAGCGGAATAACCGCTGGTGGCCTCGGTCTAGATAATCTTAAGGGAATAGCCGGAAACGCAATTGACAGCATAAAGTCAGCAATAACTGGAAATAATGTTGGCGGTATAATGCAGGGAATNGCCGCGGCGATTCCCGGCTTGGGAGACAGTTATAAAAGCGCAATTAGCATTGGCACTGGCACTACAGTAAATAAAAACATTACAACTGAATTTACTTCAACAAACACTCGAGCGTTTTCATTTGATTTTCAACTTATACCGCAAAATGAGAGTGACAATGAAACAATCCGTCGTATCGTTTCATCGTTTCGCGAAAATCTATATCCAGAAGGAAATAATTTTCAACTAAAATATCCTCCAAAATGGACAATAGCATATGGATTTTTAAAAAATTTGCCAACAATTGGTGAAGTATACTTACGAGAAATGAATACTTCATATAACACCTCAGCAAATATGTGGAGAGCTGATGGCTCTCCGTTTGAAACTAGTATTCAACTCTCATTTATGGAAACAAAGGCCTATACTAGGGAAACATTACCAGGCGTCGGCGTTTCAACGTTTGAGGGCGATGGAAATATTTCAACAAATCCAAATGTTGCGAATATAGCTTGATAAATAACATTAACCATACAATACACTATGCCATTACCAACAATTGAATCCCCGAAATATGTATTAACTATTCCTTCAACAAAGCAATCAGTTGAATATCGTCCGTTTCTCGTAAAAGAAGAAAAGATTCTTCTACTTGCACAAGAATCAAATGAGTCTACCGAGATGATGTCTGCAATTAAAGATATAATTTTCGCGTGTACATTTGAAACAGTTGACCCAAAGGAGCTTACCGCATTTGATCTTGAATATGTTTTCCTAAAACTGCGAGCAAAAAGTGTCGGCGAAATTAGTAATATTAAAGTTAAATGTTCTCACTGTGAAACTTATAACGAGGTTTCAATAAACCTCGATGATATTCAACTAACCTGGCCTGAAAAGGAAGTTAGCAGCAAGATTATGCTTACTGATAAAGTTGGAGTTATCCTACAACACATTAAAGTTGGAAATATGCCAGCGCTTGGCGACTCCGATAAAATTAGTGGCGAGACAATAACAAATATGATTATTGCGTCTATCGAGTCGATTTTCGACAACAACGGAGTGTATCAATCTAATCAATCTTCAAAAGAGGAATTGATAACATTCGTAAATAGTTTAAATCGCTCACAAATTAATAAAATTGAAGAGTATATTTCAAATACGCCAAAGCTTGAGCATATTGCTATTTTTGATTGTGACGGCTGNAAAAAGGAAAACAATATATCCCTATCAGGAATACAGGCTTTTTTCGAATAGCCCTCTCACACGAGTCATTGAGTAACTATTATCAAACAAATTTTTCACTAATACACCATCACAAATATAGTTTGACTGAATTAGATAATATGTTACCGTGGGAGAGGGAAATCTATATTGCAATGCTAATAAAACACATCCAAGACGAGGAAGCTAAGCAGAAAAAATGAATAACAACGACGTACAGCTAAATTTAATGCAGCAGTCAGAACTGACATCACGAGCATTAACTCGAATTACCGAAGAATTAAAAAGTTCTAACCTAACTCAAGATCTGCTACTCGATACAGTTGATGACTATGCGAGCAAACTTACGTCTAGTGTTACAGCTGGTATTACAACTGATCAGACCGCTGCTGTTGCAGCAGTTGCTTCGACTGTTATTAATAATATATCTAATAACGCTAATAACACAACGTCTGATAATTCATCCAATACAACGTCGAATAGTTTATCCAATACAACGTCGAATAGTTTATCCACCACCAC